CTGGGGGCGAGCTTCCAACAGGCGATGTCGACGGCGGCCTCGCGGATCGCGGCCGGCACGATCGCGAGCGGCAGGTTGTAGCGCTTGCGCAGATAGGGGTCGATCATGCCCTGGGCGGCGGCGATCGCGCGCGTCACGGCCGCGTCGAGGTCGACGTCCGCCGGCACCAGCGTCTCCAGGTGAGCCGGCCCGTAGATCGCTTCGATGTCGGCGCGCGTCGCGTAAGCCATCGTTCAAGGCCGCTTGAAGAGTGGTTGGCGCGGGCTTCTCACCCGCCTGGCGGAACGGACGCTGCCGGCCGGGACCCGCGCCCGGCGCGCCTACTCAGGTCTCCCGACACAGGGGACGGCCCCGTTCATGTCCGCCGCTGATCCCTGCCGTTGCCCTCGGACCCTTTCGCTCGGGATCAGGTGGCGGCCTCGCCGACGGCCGGGCGATAGGGCCGCACGGCCAGGAACGGGTCGGCGGCGATCGCCTCGGCGACCTCTTCGGTCAGCTCCGCGGCGGCGACATGGGTCTCGTGCGGGCCGAAGGCGAAGCCGGCGCGCCGGCGCGGACCGGACGGGCTCGTCACCACGATGCCGCCGGGGTCCAGCATCGCGCGATCGGCCATGGCCGTATCGAGCATGTCCGGCCCGGTCCCGGCGGTCGCCGGGGTGAGCAGCGCGCCGATGTCGGACGCGCCCGCGAGCGGATCGGCGCCGGCAGCCTGCGTTTCGGCCTGGGATGCGACCGCGTCCGGCTTGTCCTGCTTGTTGCTCTGCTTGGGCATGGGCCTCTCCTGATTGCGCTTGCCGCAGCTGCGGGGACAGCCCCGCAGCTGGACGCAAACGCAACCGTCAGCCGAGCCAGGGCGCGACGACGAGCTCGACGCGCTTGTAGTCGAGGTTGCTCTCGCCGCCCGCGAGGTTCTGCTTGAGCACGATCTGCTCGGCGGCGGCGCGGTTGGTCGGGCCGACCACCAGGACATTCGGGGTGATCGACAGCGGCTCGCCGAAGTCCTTCCGGACCAGCGTCATGGCCGTGTAGGCCGCCGCGAAGTTGGCGGTGTTCAGCGCGGCGCGCGAGCCGAACGCGGTCTGCCAGAAGCCGAAGCCGGCGGCGTTGCGGCTGTCGGCGCCGTAGACGAACTCGTCCTTCATGAAGACGTTCTGGTCGTCAGGATTGTCGAGCGCGGCGAAGCGCGGCGCCTGGCGATCTTGGAAGATGATCGGCTTCAGGGCCTTGGTGGTGTCGAACAGGAACCATGGCGCGCCGCCGCCGGCCTGGACGTTCGACACCGACTGCGTCACGCCGTTGGCGTCGATCACCGGATGGTCGGTGTCGAAGAAGAACTGGCCGTCGAAGCAGTTGGTCGTGAACCCGGCCAGCATCGTGCTGAACACGAGCTCGTCGGGCTGGCGCGCGGCGGCGTCGCCGAGCATGGTCATCAGCGGCGCGTAGATGCCGTAGCGGTCGTCGGCGATCTTCGAGCCCTCGACCGTGACCGTGTCCTCCCACTTCTCGTTGATGATCCGGTAGGAGTTGGCCTGGACGTTGGACACCTGGCGCTCGCCGATCCACTTGCGCATGCCCGGGATCTGGGTGAGCCAGGGGTAGAGCTCCTCGCTGGTGGTCGAGGGCACGCGGGTGGCGAAGCGGCTCCACATCGGCGTGACGCCGGCGAGGCCCGCCTGGAAGTTGGCGCGGTATCCGGTGGTCAGCATCCGGAGGTTGGCGCTGTTGATGATCATGGGACGGTCCTCGTCAGACGTGTGTCAGGGGCGTGGCGGGTGCGGGGCTCAGGCGATCTCGACCCAGACGCCGGCCGGCTCGATCAGGCGGACACGGCCGGCGACGGAGCGCGTGTTGCCGCCATTGGTCGCGGCCACCGCATCGTCGTCCGCGATGAAACAGTCGCGGTGGAGCGAGGCGGCGGTGACCGGATCGCCGGCCAGGTTGCGGAAGCGGAACACGCCGCGGTCGACCTCGGCCGTGATGGCGCCGGCTGCGCCGCCGGTGTTGTCGAAAGTTGCGCGCGCCCGGCCGATCGGCACGAGGTTCAGCGCGACCGTCGCGGGGATCGCGAAGCCAGCGGCGTTCACGGCGACCAGCGCGCCCTGGAAGATGCGCGTGTTGGCCGCGACCGGGGCGGTGCGGACCTCTGTGCCCATTGAGGGCGTGTTGCGTTCGGCGGAGAGAGGCATGGGTCAGGGTCCTGTTCGGGCTGCGGGCCAGGTGATGCGGTGGGCTGCGATCAGGCCGCGGCCTTGAGGAAGTCGGCCTCCGCCAAGCCGAGCTGGGCGCACAGCGCCTTCTCCTCGGCGGTCAGTGCGCGGGCGTTGGCTGCGGCCGGATCGGCCTTGGCGGTCTTGTCGGCGCCGGGCTGCAGCACCACGGGCATGGCGTCGATCGCGGCCTTGGTGGCGTCGAAGCTGTTGTTGGCGAGTGCGAGGTAGGCGTCGCGCGCGGCGGGAGCGATCTTGCCGGCGCTCACCGCACCGTCGATCAGTTCGGCCGCGCGGGCCTTGCGGCCGGCTTCCGCGATGGCGTCGAGCTCGCCGCGCGCCTTGTTCAGCGCGGCGACCGTCTCGTCGTGCTGCGCCTTCGGCACATAGGCCGTGGCGACGCTGTTCAGCGCCTTGTCGTGCTCGACCTTGAGCGCGTTCGCGGCGGCGATGATGTCGGCGTCGCTGGCGTCGGCCCTCAGGCCGAACAGCTTGATGAGCAGGTCCTTCACGGGATCCTCCGTTTGAGTGTGGGCGGCGCGGTTCAGCGCCTTCATGTCGAGGTTGGGCCTGTGCGTCAGCCCGGCCGAGGCCAGCGCCACGACCTCCATCGGGTCGGTGTCGCGGCGGAACAGCAGCACGGGCGAGATGAAGCGCCATTCGCGCCCCGCGATGGCGTTGGCGGCGCGCTCGGCCCAGGCGACGCGGCCCCAGATGGCGCCGTCGCGCACCTCCAGGTCCTCGATCCAGCCGGCGGCGGGCGTATCCTGCCCCGGCGAGCGCAGCTCGAAATCATGCTCGTAGTCGATCACGAGCGGCAGCATCGGCCGCGTCGCGGCGATCACGGCCGCCGGGTCCTGCACCGTGAAGCGGCGCTTGTCGCGGCCGACGACCAGACGTCCGGCCGGATAGAGCATGATCCACTGCGGCGCGCCGGCCTCGGCGTTGAGCGCCACGGCGCGGCCGGCAGCCTGCGGATGCTCGTCCGAGGCGGAGCAGGCGGCGCGCGAGAGCGCTGATGCCAGTGGTCCTGGTGCCGATGTGATGCGGGTGGTCGCCATGGCCCCATAGGATCGGGGGCGGGGTGCGGCTCAAATGGTGAAGCGCTTCACCGGAGGGGCGGCGGCTTGGGCAGCGGCTAGCGAACGGGCGGAGCCTATGCTATCGATGCGGCGCGGTCGAGCCAGCTGTACCGGTCACGAGCCGAGAGGGATTAGCGCCCCTCCGACCGTTTCCTCTCCAGATCGCTCCTGCGCTTGATCGACATGGTGCCGATGTTCTCCTCGGCGTCCAGTCTCAGGGACGTCACGAGCACCTCTTCAGCGGCCGTGAGCTTCAGCGCCACCTTCCAGACCTGTCCGTCGACGCGTGCCCAAATCGCAAGATCGCCGTCGTCGAGCGTCGCGAGCGGTTCGTCGAGGATGTCCTGCACGCGATCATAGTCGGCCACCGACAGCGGCGGCTTGCGTTTCCGCATCTGCTTTTCAGCCGTGGCGGCCGTGATCGTGGCAACGCGGCTCGTTGCGCCGATCTCGGCGGCGATCCGCTCCGGCAGAACCGCCACCGGCCATCTGAGGCCCCTGATCGCATGGTCGGCAGGATTGTCCGGATCGTAACTGACGCCGTTCTCGATGATGTAGCGCAGCGCCGGATCCCGGCGCAGCCGCTTGACCGCCTCGCGCTTCGCCTCGTCGCTCGCCATGCGCTCGATGCGCCGGGCGAGCTGGCGCCCGGCCAGCCGTTCGCGCATCAGCCCGGCGTTGCTGTCCCAGCCCGGATCGATGCCCTTCGGCACGAGCCGGCTCTCTCCCGTCGTGCGCGAGCGCCAGGGCTGCGGGTCAAGGGGCGGGCGGCGCAGTTGCGCGGGCGTCAGGTCCTCGCGCGGTTCGGCGCGGGGCCGGACCCGGCATTTGCAGTTCCAGCCGTTCGGCGGGTAGTGCGTGCGCCACCACGGGTCGTCGACCGGCAGCGTCGTGCCGACCCAGGCGAGGTGCTCGCGCCGCTTCCGCTCGCTGAGCGAGGTCACGTACTCGAGATACGGCAGGAACGTCTTGTTCGCCTGGATGTCGGCCCACTCGCCCGCCGCCTGGGCGGAGCGGATGTTGGCGTCGTAGATCAGCTTGAGGCGGCGCGGGCTGCCGAGCTGCTCGGTGACGACGCCGCCCGAGCGCGGATCGACGCGCTTGCGCTCGCCCCACCAGCCCTTGGCCTTCAGCGTCGGCTCCAGTTCGGCGCGGTACTGCTCGAAGGGCGCGCCGTCGCGGATCGCCTTGCGCAGCTCCGCCCTGATGTCGTCGAGGATGTCGAACCCGGCTGACCGCGCCACCGTGAACGCGTGCGCGTGCTCGGCCGGCAGCCAGCTGTCCCAGGCGCGCTGGGGCAGGTTCGGCCGCCGATCGAAGTACGCCGTCACCGCGTCGCGGATAGCGCCGAGCTCGGACATTCAGGGCGAGCCCCACAAATGGCCCAAGCCCCAAAAACGGCCACCAGCGGGCGCGGCGCTCCGGCCCGCCCCGTTCCAGCGCCCGGGGCGGCGATGGCCGCCCACGGCGTTCAAAACCGCTTCAATTTTCATTCTGCCGCGCCGGGTGCAGTACCGCCCGTCTTCAGCGCCCGGCCAAGCACGGTTCCGACCGCGATCCGGCGCGCCAGACGCTGCACCGGCAGCTCAGCGGCCATGCCGTTCAGCGCCTCTTCGAAGGCGGCATAGGAGGTGGCGCCGGCGGCTGCCTCGCGCACGGCCGCGACGATCGGCTCCAGGTC